GAGGGGTATTAGTATCCTGTACTATTCTTCTTACTTCTGTGACAACATCGTTTAGTATCATTTTTTCTTAACCCATGCTTCGTTTTGAGGCGTAGTAGGATCGTCTTTTACATAATGACCTTTATCATTCCTAGCTCGCTCTAAACCTCTTGTTGCTTCTTCAGCTAATTCTTCTGGAGTATCATCACCTACTTCAGGGACTTCAGTTTCCAAATTTACCTTAGCTTTACGGTTTTTCTTTTTCTTATCTAAAAATTTTTCTGGAAACGCCTGTTCCTCAGTAACTTCTTCTGTCGCTGGATTTTCAGCAAGAATTTCATCCCACTCATAAATCTCACCATCATTTTTATTTCTAAGCCATCTAATCATTATATCCTCCTATACTCGTTTTACTTTTTTAGAACTTTTCTTTGCAGCAGTACGAGAACGTTTTTCAGAAGCTGAAAGTTCCGACGAGGTTTTGGGTGTATCTTTTGATACTCGTTTAGACGGGCGACAATAAGGGTAATCACGTTTTTCTCCTTGTTGTCTGCCGCAAGGCTTGCCTGTTTTTACATCTACCCATTTTTCTTTAAACCAACGTTTTAACTTTGCTCCTTCTTCAGTTTTTCTTACTGCCATTTGTTAACCTCTTTTACCACTTTTTGAGGAACTTGTATTCTTCTTTTTAGAATTTCCCCAATTAGCTGCTCCAACTTTTCTACATTTTGCCAAAGCTCCTGAAGCATAAGCCGAAGGCCAAACTGAATAACGTGCTTTAACTTTATAGTAACACGCGTCTTTTTTTGATTTTGCTTTAGGTGCTGCCATAATAAATTACCACTTCTTACACGACCAATAACGAGCCGTCATTTTAGATGGAGGTCTGCTATCACAACCATGTCTAGCCCTAAAACTTTTACGTCTACCCGGCTGATCTTTTTTAATTGTCATATTAGCATCTCCAAATCGAATTACTTTTTCTTTACCATTCTGACATGCTTTAACAACAAACTTCTTACCGCCAGATACCTGACGCTTTGGTTTGTTACAAGCCATCTTAGATTTATCAATTTTTGCCATACAACACTCCTATAGAGAGGGGGGCCTAAGCCCCCCAATCAATATTATGAACAGTCTACCATTACAGCTGTAAGTTTCATAACTGCTGTGTCTGCGGCGTTAACAGTAGTAACGTCGATTGTATCAGCAGCTGTGTAATACTTACCAGCTTCAAAGGCGTCAGTTCCAGCGACAGTAAGGTAAGCTGCTGTAGCATTACCATTAACTCCATCCAGATAACCATCTGGATTATCGCCGTCACCAACATCGATTGTTAGTGTTCCGCCCTCAGCAGTAGTAACTTCTAGAGCCACGTTAGTGACCAAAGTTTTTGCTGGGATTCGGATAACTTCAAGAACATCAGCTGCTCCCAAAGCAGTCAGACCGGCTGCTGCTCTGTCAGTAGTGATAGTAGCGAAGTTTAGCTCTACAGTTACAGAAGATACTTTATTGATGCCTGCAGCAACGTGCGCGGCAGCTGTACCCATATTGTAACCTTTTCCATCATTATATGTAGCCATATTTCACCCTCCTTAAAGCGTTACGATGGCGGTTGCCAAGGCTTCTGGCTTAGTAACTTTATAGCCATAAACTTGTAAACCACGGATTATGTTGCCAAAGGTAGTCTCTGATCTAATAGTCTCCATGTTTGTCATCTGAGATGCAAACGTAAAGCCCATTTTATGACCACCGATTACGCTGAACTCACCACCTGAAGTTTTCTTTAGGTTGTGAGAAACGTAAACAGTGAAACGATCAATCATACCAAGACGGCCATTTCTCAAAGGAGAAGAACCATCACCAGTAATTGATGCGTCTTTCAGATCAGATTGCTTGATTAGACCAGCCATCTTCGCAGGAATGATTACAAATCTATCCTGTTCAGGTGAGTTAGCCTCATCAAGTACCGTTCCCATGTTGATTAGTAAGTCAATAACATTAGACTTAGTAAGCGCTTCTGGAGTTCCGGCTACACCTAAATCGATGTTACCAGAGATTGCTCCCGCTGTTTGTCCTTTGTTACTAGCACTAACATCAGTCAACATGTCAGTTAGAACCCTTTGATCGATCTTAATCTTCATTCGCTCTGAAGCGTCTTTAGACCATTGATCCATCAATGCGATGTCAGACTGAACTTGGTCAACGTCGTCTTCAACACAAGCAAAGTATTCACCTTTGTCGATGACTAGTTGTAGTTTAGCCTTATCAGGGTTTTCGACTGCAAGGGTTTGTCCCTTGACATACGTTTTGATGGTGATTTCTGGTGTAGTACGGATATTAACCGTATCACCCATCTGTCGGATTTCACCTTCGTAATCCGTGTTTGAGATCGCTGACAACACCGTAGCGTCGTAGAAATTCTCAATCAGCTTCCCACTCCAGATTTCTGGAATGAAATTGCCGCTATAGTCCGGGCGGCCCGGAGATACTGCAAATTTAGCCATTATGACCTCCTTTTAATTAAGCAGTTACGATTCGACCTTCTCTCTGTGCAGAGAAAATGTCCCTTTCCATTCGACCACGTTCTTCATCACGACCTTTAAATAATCCCTTACGAACATCTTCAAAAAACTTTTGGATGTCTGCAGGAGAATAATTCTTAGATTCTTGAGACGCAGGTTTACCAGAACGTCCTCGTCCCGGTGCAACTTGTTTCTCAAGCTGTGAATTAGTATTTGATCGATTCTCACGAGCAGTTTCGGGTACTCCAAATTCCTTTTCCCAAGCCGCAAAGAAACTCGCCACACGTTTTGTATCTAGATTCTTTTGTGCGTCCTCCAGATATGTTTGACGTGAAATACCTGTTAGTGGATCGATAGATAACAACCAAGACTGAAAGTCTGCATTGTTATTAATATCTTGCCAATTAGATACTTCATTGGTAAGTCCAGCCCAAAACGCTTGTTCACTGCTAGCTTGTTGTTGTGCTTGTACTTGTTGTACTTGAGGCACAAATCCTTGTAGCTGTTGAATTGTTTTCTCCAACTGTGCAATCCGCCCATTTGCGGCATTAACTTCTTCACGAGCTGCTCGTCTCATAACATCAATCGAATCACCATACTCTTTCATATCAGCATCTGTGATCAAAGGATCTGTAGATACTGGTTCTTCAGGTTTGGCTGATTGTTGCATAGTTCCTAGCAACTGTTCCAGTTGTGAAACACGGGAGCTAACTTCTCTGTTCTTTGCGTTTAGGCGCGGAACATCGGCATTATACATCCCTTGTAGCGTCTTGTACTTTTGTTCCCAAGACTCTTTTGGTTGAGCGTCTGACTCCACTTGCTCTTGTGGCTCAGACTTCGGTGCCTGATCTTCTACACTGTCGGAAGGTTGTTCTATAGGCTGTTCAACAGGTACTTCAGGAGCCTCGGTAGCAGGAGTTTTTTCCTCCACCTGTGCTGTTTCTGTTTCGCCGTTTAACTCTTTATACAACTCTTGTACTTCCTCAGACTGTTTCTGAACTTGCTTTGGTATTCCCGTAATCGCTCCTATCGGTGTGCGTAATTAAAAGCAGCTGTCCTTGTCATGACTTTGCCGCCGTTTCAGGGGACTCTTTTACGAGCTTACTTAGCTCTATCAAAATCTGACACCGCCCCTGTGCAAGTGCCGTATTCTGTGTAGCGTTTGGTAGCCGCGATAACTCCTCTGTACTCCATCCTTCAAGCCACTCTAAGACTTCCGGGTATTGACGTACAGTGTTAGCTAACGCTTTGATAACTTCTGGACTAGGCCGTTTCATCTTGACCTCCCAGCGCCACCGTTACCAACTGTGTTTGCTTCCATTCCACCTTTGGGAGAACCATCAGGTTGAGCAGCTTGTGCTTGCATTTCTGCTTGCTGCTGAGCTTTCATCATCTCAGCATTTATCTTCTCATCATGACTGGCTTTTTCCCGAGATGGAACAATATCATCCACAGGCATTTGCAACCCTTTGGCAATCTCGCGAAGAATCGCGGCACGGCCTTCCTTACCAACAATCTGCATATCCATTTCGTTGGCTGTTGCATTAAGAAATTCTATTCGACGCATGTTGACAGTTTCTTTAACAGCTAAGTTAACTGCTCCTCTAGGCATAATATCAACATCGCCTTTAATACTTTCATCTTCATCATATCTCATGTTATAAACAAACTGCCGATGAACAACTGGTTTAATTACATCATTATCAATGTGCATTACTACTTGACGTATCCCCTTACCAGCTGACCCCATTAACATTGATAACCCCGATGCTGTACGTCCTGCCCCTGACACATTCAAGTCACCATAAACATAAGAGGGGATGCCTGAATGGTCGTCAGCTAATTTACTAAACTTATCATATACAGCCATTAACGTATTAGCGTTATCGTCTGGTTGTGTAAATCGGACTGCAGGAGAACTAGAACCAAACGGATCATTAGTTACTTGCCATATCTTCCAAGGATGTAATTGAGTAATATCTTCATTAGGTGGAATACGTTCAAGGTTTACTTCAACTTGAGGGCCTGATGAAATACCCATATTATTAATTAGTGCACGAGCTGATGCGTTACATACACCTTGTATGTCTTCAATAATTTCGGGAATCCCCTTACCCCAAAACGCCCCCGGAGACTTAATAAAGGAAGTTTTGGCGTAAGGTTTTTCACCAAGGGGATCATAGTTAAGAACTGCTTTGATAACATAGTTACCTACAATCCAAACATTAGCATCATACTCACGAGCTTGATCTTCAATTTCTTCTTCGTCCATTCCCCATTCGACAAGCATCTTACCACTGACTTTACCCCAGAACTCTAGAGCGTCATAAATGTCGGTAGGTCTAGACTCGGTATGGAACTTACGTTCTTCTTCGTCTTTCATCATCTCAACATCTTCGTTGATCCATGATTGACCGTTACCAACTTCTAAAACTTTTCTAATTGCATCTTCATCGTAACCGGGAACTCCAATCATATCTGCAAGTTCAGTACGACTTAGTGGATGATGTTCAAATAAATATCCATCCCGTATATTAGTAATACCGGGTTCTGGATATATTTTAAATGGATCAACTCTTTCAAATTCTGGAGCAATAACTTCACCAGCTTCTACAGTAGTTCTACCCATTTCATCTTTTGTGTAAACTAACTTACGTTGCCTACGAACAACAGGGCCTTTCAAAAAAGCACATGGATAAGTAACCATGTCTGTAATAAAATCGTTAAATGATTCTCCCCAACCACCTTGTGCAAACTGATCTGAAATTTTTACTTTCATTTTTCTTGCACGGTTATCTGCATCTTGCAAAAGTTTAAATCTATAATCTTGTGTTAACATCTCTTTCATTTCAGCAATGTCATCAGGTGTTGGTGCTTTCTGATGTTGCTCGATCATCTTCACAACTTCTGCTGCAAATACATTCTGTAGTTCTGCAGTTTGGTCAGGAGATAAATCTGGAATAGGCGTTGGTTGCAAATCCCAAGGGGGAGTTCCTTGGTCAAGAAGAATGTCACGCAACCAACTTTCAGCAGCACGACACTTAACTTCTGTTATCATCATGTAGATGTCAGAACCGCCTTGCTGATGAATCTGTTGTAATTTATCTGCTTCATA